TTTTAGGGGTAGGCAAGCTGTCTCGCCTTTTACAGGGTTTAAAACTTTAGAAGCATCGAACGAGAACCAAAAAGCAGCACCTGAGTTTTTTGGTTACAAACAGTTTTGACAATTAGACTTCACTTAAGTACAAAGGCTTTCTATGTCTGACATAACCGATAAGTACGAGAAGTTCAAGGTGCCTTTCAGTGCAAACGAAAAGCATGAGCCTGAAGAGTTCGATCCGACAACTGATGGAAATATTGCCGACCCGAGAAACCGTCACAGGGATAAGGTGTTAGACGCTATATGTGATACTCATCCAGGAGCACCAATGTGCAAGGTATTTGACTGATAACTGACGATAATGTACTAAACTTAAAACCTAAGGTTAATTATCAGGTATGGCTGAGTCTGTAACTTTTAAAGGAAAGCCTGGCTCCAAAGGTTTTGGAAGAATGGCCGGAAGTGCCTTTGGTCTAAACTTAGCTGACTTGTTTAAGGACGATAACGAAGGAACATCAGTAAACTTTACTGGCTTTGAATCACCAATTCAACAAACTAAGACTTTCTATAAAGGTGAAAGTCCTAGGACAATGACTTATAAAGCTGCAATGCAACCTGCTCGGGAAGTAACCGAAATAGGTCCAAAAAGCACTAATGCTTCTGTGTCAGTTAATAAGACAGGTGCAGCAGCTCCGCTACCGGAACCAAGCCTTAAAGACGACTACTTAGCTAATTTCTCTAATTATGACCAGGGTGCTCAGAATTACTTTGGTGGTCAAGATGTTGACTACCTAAGAGGTCAGGGAATGTCTGACGATGATATTAGAGATATTGCTCGACAACGATCTACTGTTCAAGAGTTACCCGCAGCTGTATACCAACGCTTAGGTGGTGTAACTGCAGCTGAAATGTCCACGCCGAGTAGCCCTGCTCCTCAAACAGCTGCTCAAAATTATTTGTCTGGTGCTGTAGACGTAGGTGCTCAAGGTATCTTCGGTGGTCAAGATGTCAGAGCACTCTTAAGTCAAGGTGCAAGCCAGGATGAAGTACGTGCAACTGCTAGAGCAATTAGAAACGCAGGCCAAACATTACCTCCCGCTGTTTATCGTGAACTGGGTCAGTTTTAAAAACAAGTAACTCCTTTATACTTAACTTACGAGCCTAACGACTATGGCAAACTCTCAGTTAGAAACTTTTAGAAAAGCAGGTTCCAAATTTGGAATTAACTTAAAAGGTCTTTTTGACGATGATGAGGATGGTTCATCGTCATTTGGGGGTCTTGTCCCTGGACTTAAAACTACGAGCAACCTAAAAGGTCGTTCGCCTACCACGGCGACGTACAAAGCTCCTTCACAACCTGCTCGTACTACTGAGTTCACTCTCTCTGCTCCATCTTCTATTGGCCTTCCAGGGCAGCAGGCTCCAGCGCAGCAAGCTAAAGAAGCACCAGAAAAGGTGTACTACGGAACTGTGGGAGGTGTCGGTGTTGAAGATATTGGTTTGCAAGGATTCGGTCTTAAAGACCTTCAGGCTGCTCGTGACGCTGGTTACTCAGAACAAAGCATTAAGGATTATGTTGAAAGTCAGCGAGGAAACTTGTACAACATTGGCGAAGGAGCACAGAAAGAGCTGGGTATTCAAGGTTACGTAAACACAAATCCTGGAATGTTTAACTACGCTGCCTCTGGTGGTGAAGGTTTTGGTCTTAAGGATTTGGAAGCACTCCGTGCCCGTGGTGTTTCTGATGCTGACGCAAGAAAGCTAGCAGCAAATGCACCGATGATTGGTAGCGGAGCAGCCGCAGCTCTGAATGTGGCTCCTTCAAGTAGTCAGCAAGCAGAAGTTACCGCACGAAATTACGATCCTGGTTCGCAGGGCGGAGCTGGTTTTGGTATGGAGGACTTCAACGCACTCGCTGCTCAGGGTGTAAGCGAAGCCCAGATGCGTGAAATTGCAAAACGTTCACCGATGATGGGACCAGAAGCTAGAGCCCGACTAGGTCTCTGATAAAAACTTACAGAGTATGAGGTGTGGCGTTAGTCACATCTCATTTTTTATGTCATCATGTTTTTTAAGTATATAGTTACTTTGTGACGACAAAATACACCTTAGTTATAGATAAGGATAAGGCTAAACTAAAGCTGCTGATAACCGCTAACGACGGTGGCCACGCTCAGGCTCAAGCTGCTGACATATCAAAAGCTTTAAAAGCAGATAAATTTTATCTTGGCTACGAATTATGTCCGCCGACATATTTATCGGAACTGTTTAGAAGATTGGCATATAATGACTTTTCTCATAAACAATGTGATTTGTGGGTTGGGTCTTTCTGTAACCAAAATCCTATAATCTATGCACTAAAACAAAGGTACTATGTGCGTCCTACGGTACTAGATTACTTACAAATCCATAAAGACGGGTGCGTAAAACCTTCCTGCGGTAACAAAATGTGTGTCAATCCTTACCACAACTGCTACAAAACTATGAAAGCTTCAAAACTTGGTGACGCAGACCGAAATATTGCTCTAGTATTTGCGGGCCAAGGCGTCCCTGTCAAGGAGATTGCCAAGGCTCTAAACGTAAACCGCTCAACGATCTACCGAACCCTAAAACGTGAACGTATTCCTTCTGGGACTCAGGGTCACTGACACAGCGGCAACTGAAGACGGTGTGACTAACGTCATCACTAGCTCTTTGCCGCCGAGTGACAAAAAAATTTCAACCAAGGTGGTCCTTTCTATGAAAGCTGACCACTACGTTGGAAAACTCCTAAACGGCTTAAAAGAAAACGAAACAATTCTTGCGATTGGTCCTACCAAGGCCAATCCAGATGGAGTTTTGCAAATGCAGCCGATTCTTGTGGTCACGCAAGGTAACTGGGATGACTTACTTGCGATAAATCTGTTTATCGCTACAGGTGGTCTTGGTCCTATCGCTACCGAGAAGGAGCTTGGAGACAACACTGTGACTAACCGATCTCTTGCTTGGCAGGACGAAAAGAAAGAAACGCAGTGGTTTGCCTTATCCGGCTGGAACAAGCTTTCCAAGGAAATGGCTGAGTTACCTCCAGGAACTCCGACTATTGCTGTTGGTAGTTTTACGTCATCTGAAAGAGAAGACAAAAAATTCATCAACTACGGGGTCTCTAAAGTTTTATACCTTCCTAGAGGGTCCAAACCTGCTCCTAAAAAAGCAGCTGACCCTGAAAAAGGTGTCGTCTCTAAAGCCGCTCTTGGCTCACTCGATTTTTCTCTTTGAACTAACGGAACCTTCTCATGGTATTTATCGCTGGCAAATTCAATGCCGAAGAAATTCTCTGTCAACTGCCACCGCACACGTTACGTATCGATCTTCAGGCGCGTCGTTGGAAATCCGATAATGACCCGGACTCTGCGATCACCGACACAAACGACAATGGGATACCGATTGAGTTCATCCTTCTTGGTTTCACACCGTATTTCGGAAACCTCGGAATGCGAGCGCACGAAGAGTTTATTCGCATTTCTTACATTGGTGTTACGCCTGCTCATCGTCTCTTACCTCCTCGATGTGTGTGTACGAGCATCATCAGCGGTAAGTCGTCTCAAAAAAACTTTATTTCGTATTTTCAGACGCTCTACAACAACAGGATCAATGTAAGCGAAGTAATTACTTCTACGAAATTTGTACAGCGATCATTTAATGAGCGTGATCCTGTGACAGGAGCTGACGGAGCGAAGATCAACTACAACGTCGTAGAGTTCAAAGACCGTCCGGCTCAGAACGATGATGAGAAGAAACTCATCGAAGACGTTGGAGCTTGGCTCGAAGCTTCAGCAGATCTCGTGGCGTCTGCACTACGAGCTGTTATCCCCGGTTCTAATCTGGTCGAACTTCCTATGGGAGAAGATCACGAAAAGATCAAGACCTCGTTCATCGAGCAAAACCCCAAAAGGTTAGAAGCTGGGACACCGCAAGGTTTGGCTGCTCTCCCAGCTGATGCCGGTGTTCCAGGTAAAAAAGTTTCTTCTCCTCCCACAGCGGATGCAGGTGAAA